AGTTCTCAAAGCCTGACATGAGTGACAAGCGACCAAGCGGGATAAACATAAGCAAGGCAGACTTCTGGGCATTCGCTACACCGAATGAGACAGGCTTCATCATCATCAAGGCCGAGGCACTCAAGCAACTCTTAAGAGACGGCAACTACCCAGTCAAGTCTCAACCAATAGTCAGCGACAAAACAAACGGAAGCATCGGGCGCATCGTTCCGCTCAAAGATGTTTTGAAGATGGTGGGTATGCTCTAGGTTTAGGCTAATCAAATGCGATTTCCAAGACCTTGTTTAAAATGTCAGGGGCTACATCAAGACGCGGGGGATTACTGCGCTGATTGCCGTAAGGCTCATGACAAAGATAGAGACAGGGCTAGAAGAAGAAATCCAACTTACCAAGCTAGGAAGTCTATTCTCTACAGTTCTGCTTATAGGGCTACAGCCAAAATCATAAGAGCCAACGCAACTCATTGTCACATCTGCAAAGAACCTTTTACCGACCGCACTCAAATAACCGCTGACCACCTAATAGCGGGAGACCCTGCCTCCCCCCTCGCGCCAGCTCATAAGACCTGCAATTCAAGAAGGGGCAATAAGCCTCTGTAATCGTTTCTAACGACCTCAACTTCATCGCAATACAAATCACACCAACTCATTCGCGTTCTCGTCTGAGATTCGCGCACACTCCCCGCCGTCATTATGCGGGGTGGGGTCAAACACTAGACAGGTGCTACCTAGAACACCCCGACCGCACTTGTCTGCATACCACCGCAGTTCAAACCTTTTCGGGTAAGCTAGGAAAATGCCGAATCCGCCGAAACCAGCCGAACAGAAAAGAGCCACAGGCAACCCAGGGAAGCGTGCGTTGCCTCAGCCAATTGAATACATAGAAGGTGGCTACATTGCGCCAGCTCGACCGCTTGAGTTTGCAGGCCAACAGCTTTGGGATGCAGCCATGAAAACAGGCGAGCGATGGATTGCTCGCAACTCAGACACTCAGCTCTTGCTCTTGACCTGTGAGCAGATGGACAGGCGCAATGACCTCATCACTAAAATCCATGAGACAAGTGAGTGGCGACTTTATCGAGCCTTGCATGACTTAGAGAAAATGATTACCTCAAATCTCTCGCTCTTAGGATTCACCCCGACAGACAGAACTCGTCTCGGCATCGCTGAGGTCAAGGTTGCAAGCAAGCTAGAAGAACTGATGAAGAGAAAGGCTGAGCGTGTGGCCTCCTCAATGGCTAACTCCAGTTCCGTCTGAGTCTGTCGCTAAGGGCGAAGGCGAACTTGTCATTGACTTCATCGAAGGCTTCGGCATAATCACCAAAGACTCCGTTGCAGGTAGACAAGGGGAGAAGTTAGTTCTGCGTAATTGGCAGAAGGACCTAATCAAAAACATCTACGCAAGTGATGGCGTTGGATTTCGCTCAAGGGTCAACTTAGTCGGAATGCCGAGGAAGTCAGGCAAGTCCGCCATCGCATCCGCAATGGCAATCTTTGACACCTACTTCGGACCTTCTGGAGGTGAGACCTATTCGGTCGCCGCTACCCGCGAACAGGCTCGAATTGTTTTCTCTGACGCTAAGCGAATTGTCGAAGCAAACGAGGAGCTTGCGAAAATGGCAAAACTCTATCGTGACGCAATTGAGATTCCCTCTACTGGTTCTATCTATCGAGTCTTATCAGCGGAAGCCTTTAGCGCGGAAGGTCTCAACATCTCAGCCTGTTGGTTCGATGAGCTTCACGCTCAACCCAATCGAGAACTCTTCGATGTTATGTCGCTGGCTATGGGTGCAAGAGGTTCGCTCGCTCATCTTGTCGCAATTACAACCGCAGGTGTAAAAACAGATTCAACAGGGCAAGACTCAATTGCTTTCAGTTTGTATAACTATGGCAAGAGAGTCGCATCGAGTGAAGTAGATGACCCATCCTTCTTCATGGCATGGTGGGAAGCTCCAGCAGATTCAGACCACCGCGACCCTGAGACTTGGAAACTTGCTAACCCAGGATTCGGAGATTTATCAGACCCTGCAGACTTTGAGTCAGCAGTTCGCCGAACACCTGAAGCGGAGTTTAGAACTAAGCGATGCAACCAATGGGTTTCTTCGCAAGTCTCATGGCTGCCGACTGGCACATGGGAAGCCTGCAAGGGTGAGGTAAACATCGCAGGCAAGGATTATGTCATTGGCTTTGATGGTTCGTTCTCTGGCGACTCGACTGTCTTAGTCGGTGTAACCATCGAGCCACTCCCGCAGGTTTTTATGATTAAGGCTTGGGAGAAAGACCCCAACATACATGACGACTTGTGGCGTGTAGATATTCTCGATGTTGAGAACCAGATTCGTGAGTTCGTAAAAGCCAACCCAAATGTCAAAGAGATTGTCTGTGACCCTTACCGCTGGCAAAGGTCCATGCAGGTTCTCGCTGAGGAAGGCTACCCAATTGTCGAGTATCCTTCGACCAACGCAAGGCGCATGATACCTGCCTGCGCTAAGGCGTTCGATGCTGTGGTTGAGAAAAGACTTGTCCATGATGGCGACCCTTTATTGGCTCGTCACCTAGACAATGCTGTAGTCAAATCAGATAACTTAGGGGTGAGAATAGTGAAAGAGAACAGACAGTCAGCGAGGCGCATTGACGCGGCTGTAGCGATGGTGATTGCCTATGATAGGGCGACAACAAGTAGAATAGAACCCGAACAACTAACTCCAGGTGTCTATGTCTTCTAAATTGGTCACAGCTCTACAGGTTGCAGGGGCAATCCTAATCAGCACAGGGTTAGGAATAATTTTCTTGCCTCTAGGTCTAATCGGACTTGGAGTCTTTTCAGTCTTATTCGGTCTAGCACTAGAGAGAACAAATGCTCAATAACCTATTCGAGAGACGAGCAGTCACACCTAACAGCCTTTGGGGTGCAGGTCTTGACTTTGAACTACAGAACAACTCTGGCACTTACATAACCGAAGACAACATTTATAAGCTTGCTGGAGTCTCGGCTGCAATCTCGCTAATCGCTGGAACAATCTCAACCCTGCCGATGGAAGCATGGGTTCGCAGAGACGGACAGAAACTTCTCATGAGGCCAAAGCCTGACTGGGTAAACAGACCAGATGTTTCGTTTGTTGACCGCACCCCATTCATTAGCTCAATCATTGCTTCCCTCATGCTTGACGGCAATGCTTTCATCCGAGTCTTCAGAGACGAAAACGGATTACCTCTGAATCTTATGGTTTTAAACCCAACCAAGATTGAAGTCAAGCGCAACCGCAATGGTCGCGTCATGTTCGTTTATGAAGAAGACCAGAAGACTTACAACTCAGACGAGATTCTGCACATTGTTGAATCGGTTATGAGACCAGGTGCTATTCGCGGTGTCTCAAGAGTCGAAGAGATGAAAGACGCTCTTGGTCTAGGACTTGCTCTTGACTCATACGCTCAGCGATTCTTTGGACAAGGCGCATCAGGTAACTATGCGCTAGTTACTCCACAGTCTTTGACAGAAGACCAAGCCAAGATGCTTGCAAAGTCGGTTGATGCTCGTCATGGCGGTTGGAGAAAAGCTCACAAAACAATCGTTCTCCACTCTGGTCTTGACATCAAAGATATTGGCATAAACCCAGAAGAGTCACAGCTACTTGACTCACGCAGAATGTTTATCGAAGACCTCTGCCGAATCTGGAACATTCCTTCGCACATGATGAATCTGCCAGGCACTCAAACTTTCTCATCGGTCGAGGCCACTCAAATCGAGTTTGTCACCCATACGCTCAGACCTTATGTTGCAATCATTGAGAACTCGCTTTCAACTTTGCTTCAGGTTTATCCAAATGGACAGGGCGCATTTGTTGAGTTCAACATGAATGCTCTTCTAAGAGGCGATGTTCAATCTAGGTTCAACGCATACTCACAGGGAATCCAAGCGGGCATCCTGACGACCAATGACGCAAGAGTCGCCGAGGGTCTATCCAAGATTGACGGCGGAGACATCCTTAGAGTTCCACTTGCGAATGTCAACATTGACGCAGCAGACCTATCTGCAACCGACAAGCGTGTCCTTATGGCGCAGCGACTAATCGTTGCAGGTTTCGACCCTGCTGAAACTTTGGCTGCTATGGGCTTGCCCGCAATTCAGCACACAGGCGTTCCATCAGTCCAGCTTCAAGGTGTCGCACAGATTAATCCTGCCGACCCAAGCTCTGTTTATTTGGAGGGATAATGCAAGCACCTGCAACGCTAAACCTAAACTGCTGGCAAGGCGCAACTTTTGATTACAACCTGACTTGGACTTTGAACGGAACAGCGGTCAATTTGACTGGCTACTCGGCAAGGATGCAGGTAAGAGAAACTTATGATTCAACAACACCCGTCATCAGCCTTACATCTGGAACTGGCATCACACTAGGCGGAACTGCTGGCTCAATCCTGCTCGATATCTCTGCAACTACAACCGCAGGCGTTCCATCTGGTCAGTATGTCTATGACCTTGAGCTAGTGACTTCGGGAGGTTATGTCACTCGCTTACTAGAAGGCAACTTCAATGTTGACCCAGAGGTAACTCGTTGAGCGTAATCACAGTCACAAGTGGGACAAGCATTGTTCAAGTCACCGCACCGAATACCGCAACAATAACCACTAGCGGAACATTCAGCGCAACTGTCAATCAGAACCAAGCCACACTTGTAGACAACATCATCGGCGCAACAGCAATCGCCGAGCCTGCCTACATCCAGTTCAATGTCAATTCAGTTCCCTCTATTGCAGTTGGTCGCATCGGCTGGAATGACGCAGACAAAACCCTAGAGCTTGGCATGACCCCGACTGTCAATCAGAATGTCGGGCAAGAGCTTTTCATCTTGGCAAAGTCCTC